AAGGTAAAATTTATGTATGATAATTTACCTTCATGGTTAAAAATAGATGCTCCTGAAAATAATAAATTATCACTTAGACTTAGTAATGGTTCAATTATTAAGGCAACATCAGCATCAAGTGATGCTGGTAGATCAGAAGCAGTATCTTTATTATTAATTGATGAAGCAGCATTTATTGAACAAATTGGTGAAATTTGGGCATCAGCTCAACAAACATTAGCAACGGGTGGTGGTGCTATAGTATTAAGTACACCTTATGGAACTGGAAATTGGTTTCATAAAACATGGGTATCAGCTGAAAATAAAGAAAATGATTTTTTACCAATTAAATTACCATGGCATGTCCACCCTGAAAGAGATCAATCATGGAGAGATAGACAAGATGAATTATTAGGTGATCCTAGAATGGCTTCACAAGAATGTGATTGTGACTTTAGTACATCTGGTGATATAGTATTCCATTCTGAATGGATTGATTTTTTAAATACCTCTACTATTAAAGATCCTATGGAAAGAAGAGGTGTAGATCAAAATTTATGGGTTTGGGAAGCAGCAGATTATTCAAGAGAATATATGGTTGTAGCTGATGTAGCTCGAGGAGATGGTAAAGATTATTCTGCATGTCATGTTATGGATATTAAAACTAATACTCAAGTAGCTGAATATAGAGGACAAATGCCTCCTAAAGAATTTGGTTTTTTCCTCACAGGATTAGCTACTGAATATAATAATGCTATGTTAGCAGTAGAAAATGCTAATATAGGTTGGGCAACTTTAGATGCTATTCAAGAGAGAGGATATAGAAATTTATATCAATCCCCTAAATCAGATCAATTAACAGCAGAGTCATATTTAAGAGTGTATGAAGGTAATTCCGAAATGGTACCTGGGTTTACTATGTCAATGAGAACAAGACCACTTTGTATTAATAAATTTAGAGAATTTGTTGGTGATAGATCCGTAATTATTCGTTCAAAACGTTTACTTGAAGAAATGAAAGTATTTATCTGGAAAAATGGGAGACCAGAAGCACAAACAGGCTACAATGATGATTTGGTTATGTCATTTGGAATTGGTATGTTTCTACGAGACACATCATTAAAATTCCAACAACAAAGTTTAGACATGGCACGAGCATCATTAAGTAGTGTAAAAAGTAATAAAATATCATATAGTGGGGGGTATGCATCTAATAGTGCAAAAAATCCATATAGTGCTAACATAGATGGTAAAGACCATGATATAAGTTGGTTAATATGATATTTATAAAAAACAAATAAAATGGCAGATAAAGGTTTATTTTCAAGACTTCAAAGATTATTTTCAACAGACGTAATAATTCGTAATGTTGGTGGTGATCAACTTAAAGTATTTGATGTTAACAAAGCACAACAAACTGGTGAATTAGAAACAAACTCATTAGTTGATAGATTTAATAGAATATATTCTAATGCTGGAACATCAATATATGGTCAACAATTATCATTTAACTACCAGGCAATGCGTCCTTTGTTGTATTCTGATTATGATGCAATGGATATGGATGCTATTGTTGCATCTGCTTTAGATATTATAGCTGATGAAGCTACTCTTAAAAATGATATGGGAGAAGTATTACAAATCAAATCTGCAGATGAAGATATACAAAAAATTCTATATAATTTATTTTATGATGTTCTTAATGTAGAATTTAATCTTTGGCCCTGGATTAGGAATATGTGTAAATACGGAGATTTTTTCTTAAAGTTAGAAATAGCAGAAAAATTTGGTGTATATAATGTAATACCTTATACTGCATTTCATATTGAAAGACTTGAAGGAGGAGTTGGATATGGGGAAGATGGTAAAAAAATTAATCCTGCAGAAGTAAAATATAGATTTGAACCAGATGGAATATCAACTTCTTCATATGGTTATTATAATGTTCCTAATTCTGGTGAACAAGCTGGAGGAATAATATTTGATAATTATGAAATGGCTCATTTTAGATTATTATCTGACATGAATTTTTTACCTTATGGTAGATCATATATTGAACCCGCAAGAAAAATATTTAAACAGTATGTGTTAATGGAAGATGCAATGTTAATTCATAGAATTGTACGTGCACCTGAAAAACGTATTTTTTATATGAATGTTGGAGCAATCCCTCCAAATGAGGTAGATGCATTTATGGAAAAAACATTAAGTAAATTAAAACGTACTCCTTTTATAGATGAAAAGACAGGTGAATATAATTTAAAATATAATATGCAAAATATATTAGAAGATTATTATATACCAGTTAGAGGAAATGATCAAGCAACAAAAATAGAAAATCTAAATGGACTACAATGGAATGGAATTGAAGATGTTGAATATTTAAGAGATAAATTATTTGCTGCTTTAAAAGTTCCTAAAGCATTTATGGGTTATGATGAAAATGTAGAAGGTAAAGCTACATTAGCTGCACAAGATATTAGATTTGCTCGTACAATAGAACGTATACAAAGAATTATAGTATCTGAATTATATAAAATAGCATTAGTTCATTTATATACTCAAGGTTATAGGGATGAACAATTAGGTAATTTTGAATTATCATTAACCAATCCTTCAATTATATATGATCAAGAAAGAATAGCATTAATGAAAGATAAGGTAGATTTAGCAGCACAAATGCAGGAAACTAATTTACTACCAACGGATTGGATTTACGAACATATCTTCCATTTAAGTGAAGATCAATTTGAAGAATATAGAGATTTAATTAGAGAAGATGCTAAAAGAGGATTTAGAATAGATCAAATAAAAGCAGAAGGTAATGATCCTATTGAAACTGGAAAATCATATGGTACTCCTCATGATTTAGCTTCACTATATGGTAGTGGTAGAATGTACTCAGATCCAGGTAATGTACCTGATGGTTATAAAGATGGAACTAAAGATAAAACACCATTAGGGAGACCAGCTAAAAAAGTAACTAAACGAAATACGCAAGATGATAATTTTGGAAAAGATAGATTAGGAGCTGCTGGTATGAAAAAAGATGCTACAGATACTAATAAATCTCCATTAGCTTTAGAATCTCAAAAAGCATTTTTACAACACCAGGATATTTTAAAATCAATACCGACAGAAAAAAAGTTAGTATTTGAACATAATAATGCGAAAAGTTCGCTTCTTGATGAATCAAATATTAAGGAACAATAATCTTAATATATTTATACTAAAATAAATATTGATGTATATAAAACACTCAAAATTTAAAAATACTGGTATTCTCTTTGAGATATTAGTTAAAAAAATAACAGGGGACACTTTATCTGGGATAACATCACCAGCAATTAAAATAATCAAAGAATACTTTGTAAATACAGAGTTAGGAAAGGAATATAAATTGTATGAAACTATGTTTTCCAATAAAAGATTAACAGAGTCTAAAGCAAATGTAACATTAAGTACTATTTTAGAACAATCTAAAAAACTTAACAGATCTAAATTAAAAAATGAAAAATATAACTTAATAAAAGAGTTAAAAAATCATTATGATGTTGAAGATTTATTTAAAACAAAACTTTCAGATTACAAATCTCAAGCATCCTTTTATACTTTATTAGAAATATACAATACGACAAAATCTATTAATTCTCAACAAATTATAGATAATAAGGTTATTGTATTAGAAAGTGTAACTAACCAAAAAATAGATAAAGTTAAAATTAAAGATGTAGTTTTAGAAGAATTTAAATCTTATGATAAGGATTTACGTACATTAACCTATCATGTTTTACTAGAAAATTTTAATACTAAGTATGATAATTTAAATGTTAAACAAAAATTAGTATTAAAGGAATTCATCAACTCAGCTGATAATGGTCCTCTATTAAAAGAATTTTATAATAAAGAAATATTAAATATTAAATCTTTATTAAAAATTGAAACTAATAAACTTAAAGATCAAACTACAAAAATTAAACTACAAGAAATTGATAAATTAATAGTAGAAATTAATAAAAGAACAGTAGTTAAAAATAATCACTTAGTAGATTTACTCCAATACCATTCATTATTAGAAGAATTAATTATAACTAATGAGTAATATTATAAATAAAATAATTACTATAATTAAAGAGGCTAAAAAGCCAACAGATCCAAAATTAATAGCATGGATTGAAAAAAGATATGGTCCTTGGGATAATAGAGATTTTATATCTGATGATGGTGATACTTATTTTAAATATGAAAAAACATCTGAAGGTGGGGGAATTTCACATACTATAATAACTTTACCCTCTTTTGGAGAATTAATTAAACAATTAAAAGATTCTAGAGATGCAGCTAATGATTTAATTAGAGGTGAATCTGTAAGAGATGATGAGGTTTTAAGAGCTATATATGATCAACAAAAAGATACATATAATAAATTTAGAACACATTTAAGAAAAGAATACCCAGCATTTTATGCTCAGTTAAAAGGACAACTTACTGAAGAAGAAATAGATGAAATGTCAACATCTGGAGCAGCAGGTGCTTTTTTAACACCTTATGCATTTAGAAAACCTAAAAAGAAACAGGAACCTATACCTGAAAATTTAAATGAAAATATTAATTTAGATGCATA